GCGTGGCTTCGTCTTCGGGCGGCGTCTGTTGTTGCGCTTGGCCGTACGCGTGGCGGACATAGCCGTCGAACGGGCTCGGCGCATGCTTTTTCTTTTTTGAACGTCGTGCCGTCGGGCCCGTGCTCGGCGGTCCACGTCTCCATGATCTTGCGCACGCCGTAGCGGACCGCCGCGCCCATGATGGGCGTGCTTAGGTATTGGCCGCTCATATGCCCGACCAGTTCGTCGGTAAGTTCCCACGGCACGACCGCGTGCCGCTCGCCCGCCTGCTTCTTGGCCCCTTGCGGATTCGCCCCGCCTTCGGGCTCCGCGATCGCGGGTTCAGTTGGATCTTTCGCTGGTGCTCCCTCGATAGGCGTGGCGCTCGCGTTGAGGAGTCGTGACGATGTTCGGCCGAGCGTCATCCGATCGCCTGTTCGTTGCTTTTTTCATGCGCGAAAAAAAAGGTGGGCGGGGCCGCTGAAGGCTCCGCCCGCCGTTCGTGCTTTTAGGTCTGCGCGAAGTAGAGATCGACGAGCAGGGTGCCCGATCCGGGCAATGACGCAGCGCCGATCGTGATGAACACGGTTTCATCGGCTGTGAGCTTCGACGCTCCCGCGGCCGTCACACCGAACAGCGTCGGTCCGGCAACGTTGTGGATCAAGGCGGCGCGATACTTGCCCGTCGCGCCGGCGATCCCGATTGCGATCGTCGCCGTGCCGCCCAGGCCCACGTCCCCGTTCAGAACGCCGTAGAGAAACGTCTCGCCCGTTGATGGAAAGGCGACGACGATCGTATCCGATGTCGTTTGCGCGGCCAACGTGATCTTCTCGCGATAGACGCGCACATGTCCGCCTTGAACGCTGCCGTCGACCTGGCCCACGGGCGTGGTCGAACGCGGCGTCGTATAGGCGCCGTAAAGAACTGCCATGTGATTACACTCCAAAAAAGAAGAGGGAAGAAGTGAGTGGAGAGAAGCGAGAAACGAGAGCCAGCTCTCATTTCTCACGCCTCGTTTCTCATTCCTTATTCGGCCGCTTGAACTTCGACGACGCCGACTTCCTGCATGCGCGTGGCGCCGACCGACATCGAGTAGAACACCTGCGTCGCATAGTTCTTGTCGGGGCGCTCGCTGATGCGGGCGCTCGCCTGCGCACCGATCCCCAGGACCACCTGATCGCGTTGCCAAGCCACGCAAGCGCGAGGGTTCGAGCCCGTCGTGAACGGTAGGATCTTCGAACCGTCGATCCGCAAGCCGTCGACGCGGATGAAGTTGAAGCCCAACCACGTCTCGACCTCGCCCTGCACCAACGCCTTGACGGTGTTGTAGTCGGACGATGTCACTTCCGTGATGTTGAGAAGGTCTTCAAGCTGCTCCGACGTGACCGCGATGTAACGGCCCTCGTTGTCGATGTCGGCCGCATCGAGCAGCTTCTTGGCTGAGATGACCTTCGCCTTGGTCAGCCCGACGGCGCCTGCTTCGACGATCTTCTGCCCGCTCGGCAGCACCACCGCCGTCGTGCCGGTTTCGCCCGTGAACGACGTGCCGCGGATCGCATCGACGATCACCTCGTCCATGGCGCGCCCCATCGCGTTCGCCGCCGACTTCGCATAGGTCGACGTCGGATCGTTCAGCAGGCGGACTTTGTCCTCCTGATCGATCATGTCGGCCCAGTCGAAATCTTCCAGCGAACAGCGCCGGCGCGCGTGCGGCGTATCCATGCGCGGCGTATCGGAATGCCGCGAGGTACGCCGGCGTGCCGCCGTCGCCCCGATCTGATCGAAGAACGCCTGTTTGCCGGTCACGTTTTCGACGCGCACGGCATCGCGCAGCTTCGATCCCTTCTGCTGCGCCAGCATCATCACATTCGCCGCATATTGCTGGACGAATGCGGTCGTCACTTGAGTAGACATGTGTCTTTCTCCGCTTTGCTTGTTCGGGATTTACGAGTTCAGCGGAGCGGGTCTCGTTCAAACGAACGGCCGCGTCCTAAGCGCTAACGCGCGCTCTAAGGTCGGCTTGACTTACAGGCTTGCAGCGGGCCGCGCCGGTGGGCGGGTGTCCGCGAAGGGAGTAGAAACGTCGCCGTCGAGGGTCACGATGTTCTCGTCGGCCGCTGGTTGCATGATGAGCCGCCGTTAAGGGGCTGTCTCGCCTAGCTTCCTCGAAAACCCAAGGTCCGGTCGAGCGACGCGATAGAGTTGCAACTCCGTTTGCGTGGCTTCTGCCACGCCAGATTTATCGTTTGCTAGGGGCATCCAAAACGTCGTCTCCAATATCGCAATTTCTCCCGATGGACCGCGGAACAGCGTTGGCACATTGTGGGTCAAGGCGCATTTCGCAACACAAGTATAACGGAGTATGTGCGACCGACGGCGTCGCCGCGTGTGCAATCGCGCTCGGGCCGACACGAGTCAAAGGCGTCTAGGCTCTGCCTCTCTATTTTCGCGATTGCATACCTGACTGCATACTCTGGTTGCTGATCTTCATTGAATTTGAAACCCAGTTCAGCTCCAGGGCGAAGATGCTCCCACGCCTCGAGCCTCTTGAGCTCTCGCCTAAGACTCGGCAACGCAATTCTCGCGGGCGGTCCAATATGCGCCAGAATGAATGCGGCGTCATAGGTAACCGACTGAACTTTGTCGTCTAACAGGCTCGCCACTGCTTCGATCACCGCCGGCCGTTCGATCGCCAGACGATCTTGTGCCCGAATGAAGGCGGCAAACTCAACCGCCAAATCCGCACGCTTCTCGTCCGATTTGGTCGCGATGATGTTGCTGACTTTCTGGAGAATCTGTCGCTCACCGCTTTCAGGTCGCGACGAGTCCGCAATCGCCACCGGCGCACCGAATGCGCATGCGAGTAGAACCGCGGCCACAGGTATCAGCGCGCTTCGACTCGTGCGCCCTCTCAGCATTCTTACCATTTGGTATAGATAGCATCATTTTCCCACGGAGTCACCGAGCGATAGCTGTTCGGCGAAAGCTCAAACGGGTCTGCCGTCGCCTGCAATTTGTCGGCAGGATCGATGCGAGGGTCATAACCAGGCTCCTGAGGCTTTTTGTTCCTCTTGAACTGCGGTGGAAGGGACTGAAGGCCTTCATAGAAGCGCGCCTGGACAGAGACGCCAACGATCCCGTGTTGCCCTCCCGGATTGAATTGGAATCCGATTGAGTCGTTCGAATACGGCGGCTTGCTTAGCCTCTCCGTCGGTGATTTTGCATTCCGATCAATTCTCCATGCCTCCCAATAGTGGTACATGGTGCGCATCGGGCTAAGGGAGCCATCAGGCATTATTTCCTGGTATGTAATCGTAACCTCTTGGATGATGAAACCACCATCTCGGCTCGCTTCTTGGAGTTCGAAATTGCGACGCAGGGTTATTCCGCCTTTTGTGTTGCCCTCGAGTATTTCAGCCTTGAGGACATTGCCTTCGTGCCGCAGCGGCCAGCGGCCTCCGCCCGGCACCTTGGCCTCAATGAATTCCGCGTCTCGCTCTTCTGTGATTGCCTCGGTCGGGCGGATGCTCTCTAGCGTGCCGCCGTGGTCAGTCACATGAGGGAGCGTTGCATTCGGGGCGCCAGCCTTGCTCCGATTTGCCCTTTGCCGCACCAATTCTTCAATCCGCTGCGATTCTTGCGTGCTGAATTTTTGCCGAAAAACGCGAAGCATCTCCGCCTGTCTCTCAGGCGGTTGATTGGCAAGAATGTCGGCTGCTGCATTGAGGGCCTCGTCCGAGAGCATCTCCTTTGTTGACACCTGGTCTTCGGGCACACGCTGCGCCGAATCATAACCAGCATGACCACGTTGCCCCGTCCGAGGGGCAGCGGCTGAGGCGGAGGTTTCTGCATCGGGCTTACGAGCGAATTCATCTGCAACAGCGTTCGAAGGCTCAGCGTCTTTCGACGGCGTATCTGTAGGATTTTGCGGCGCCTCCTTCAGCGCCAAAATCTCGCTCGTCTGATGCCTTCCGCTTGCGCCGGCAGCGGCACCTGCCCACCTTGCCCCCGAGCGTCGGTCACCGGGCGGATGAGCGCGTTCGCGGTGCGCGTCATCGCGTCGGGGTCGCCCGAGCCCGTCGCGTCGTCCCATGCTTGGCGCGCGGCCGCGACCTCGGGCGTCTCCGGCGCCGCGCGCACGGCGCCGCCCGT